ACCCTTGCATATCCATAAATCGCCATCGCTATCTCCTGTGTGTTTGCTTGCTTGGTGCAAGCGTAACACTTTATCGCTAGCTATTTAATTTTTTTTGGGAGCCGTTCGTCGGAGCGATGAGCGGTAGTGGGGGGTGTTGCGTTCGGCGTGTTGCGTTCGGCGTGTTGCGTTCGGCGTGTTGCGTTCGGCGTGTTGCGTGTTGCGCCACATGGCCGCGGATGCGCAAAGCGCAGGGCGGCGCGTGTGGGGTTCCGCGACAATCCCGCCCCCGCCAATTCGCCGCGGGGGGGGGTGCGATCGATTCTCAAATGAGAATCATTTGCATTTGCCGGTCATTCTCAAGACCGAATCCGTGCCAATTGAGAGCGATTCTCGATTGAACGGGCTAGATTGTCGCCGAAAGCGCATTTGGGCGACAATTGGCTCGTTCGGTAAAGCGATCAATACAGCGTCAATCATGTTGCAGCGCATCAATTGGCCGGTTAATGTCTTTAATCGCCGACCATGCTTGAGAGTCCATGCTGATAGTGACAAGCGGCCCGCGTTGCTCCGCCCATAGTTGCGGATCCAATCGGGCCGCAAACCATTTCCGCGTATCAACACGCAAGCGCGGATCGTCCTTCGCCTCGTCGGCGATCGTCAGCGCCTCCTCCGCCAGCGCTGCAGCCCGCTCCTCGCGCGCGCGAGCGTACAGAGCGGCCCGCTCTGGCGCTTTCAACCAACGTATCAAATGCGGCCCGCGTACACCAATCTCCTTAGCAATAGCCGTTGCGCTTTTCCCGCTTGCGATCCGGTCCAAAATATCCTCTTCGCCAATTGACTCAATAATTGCGACATCGGCCCGCTTTTGTGGTTGCCCCGCCATGCTTCCCCCTAAATCTTGATAAACGGTCTAAATGTACCGATAAACGGCGGACCGATCAAAGCGTTTCAATGCTATCGTTTCATCCATCGCAATCAAGCGAAACAATTCAACAGGAGAGAAAAAATGCCCATTGCTATTCACACTAAATACATCGGAGCATGTAACACGAAGGGCTCACGCATCAAGGCCACGGTTCGCCGAGACAGCAAAACCATTTGGACCGCAACAGTGCCATTTGATCATGCTCTTGATTGCGAAGCCAGGCACACACTTGCAGCAAAAGCTGTACTCCAAAAGCATTCACCGGATCTGCTGAATGAACTCATGAGTTGCGCCGGATCAACTCTTGACAATCTTGGTTATGTTTTTACCGTTTACCCTCAAACTGTTTGATCACTATGAAGCAAGCCCTTATCGATTGGACCATTGCCGTTATTTTTGGCGTTTCATTCGCCTTTGCCGTTTTTTTCAACTTATAGGATTATCACCATGAAAATCTACACCACATTGTCCGCGCTCAAAGCCATTGCAATTTTAGCCGCTGATAACGATATTCGCTATTACCTCAATGGCGTACAGATTACCGCCAACGCTACCGAAACCAGGCTAGCCGCTACTGATGGACATGTACTCGGCATTCACCGCAGCGAACAGGAAAACGAAAACGTTGATTTTGTCGAGTTTATTCTGCCCTTGGACGTTATCAAGTTGCTCAAGCCTGCATACAAGAATATCGACAGTGTTGTTATTGATACCGATGGACTAACGGGCACCATAACCGCCGTAACCGGAGCCACAATCAATTTCAGCGCGATCGATGGAAAGTTCCCAGATATACAGCGCGTTATACCTCATCGCGTATCAGGCGAAGTTTCTCAATTCAAGCCTGCACTGTTGGACCGCTTCGCTAAAGCCGCAAAACTTTTAGGCAGCAAGAATCAGCTTATTCACGTTGCGCATAATGGCAACGCTGCCGCTTTGGTGCGCTTGGACGTAAGCGCAAGTTTTGTTGGTGTTGTCATGCCCTTCCGTTCATTTGCTGATGATGGTGAAAGCAAAAGCCCTCCAGCTTGGGCGCTCAATCCAGTACAAAAGCCCGTAGCAAACGCTGCCTGATTTTTTAACCGTACAAGCCGCCCATCAGGGCGGCTTTTTCTTTGGAGATCTATATGTACATTGTGCAAGCGATTAGAAAAAACGTTGATGGGAAGAGCGACTATATTTTCACGCCAACCCATGCCAACGGCCGAGCATTAACGTTTAAAAATATTGAAAACGCCATGCACTACGCCGAGACTTTGAAAAGCGGACCGTTTCCAGTGTATAGCGTAACGATCAATTTTTTTCCCCTTTAACCCCCCCCGCCCACCAACGAAAACCGCCAATCGGCGGTTTTTTCGTACTGGGCCTGTGTAACCGCTAACCTTTTATTAGAGCCATTAAACGCGCCTACAATCAACGATCAATTATCAGCATAGGGTAGTAGCCACTCGATCAAATTAACGCGCTGTAGGCCCGTTTAAGGCCTTTTACGCCGATGTTATCGCTTGGCCACTGCTATCGCGCTGCCATGGCTAGCGATCGCACGATCACGCCATGCGCCGAAACGATTCTCGATTGATCATCAATCGGGATTGAGATCGATCGCCAATCCCGATCCGATCGCAATTGAGAATCGTTCGCACCAGGTAATCTGACCGCCAACACGTTTACGGATACCCCACAATTCCCCGTAGCGAAAAACATGTAAAAAACCGGAGGTTCACTTTTTTTCTTTTCGACCTTCTTCGCCAACCCGCTTCATGGCTTCCAATTCCTTGTTGCTCATCACGTAACCCGATTCCGTGTCACCCGAAAACACTGGCCCCACATCCTCTGGCTGGATCACTGACATCACTTCCGTACCAGGCATCGCTCGCTTCAGTCTAATCGCCTGCGTAAACACGGGCGCAGCCAGGATCACCGCCAACTCATCCAAGGTCCACACATCCACTTCAACGCGTTGCTGAGAATACGCCCAAGCCGAGTCCGCGTTAGCCGCCACCGCAAACACACTCCCGTCTTCCCGCTGACCCTCCAACACATCCTCATGCAACGGTTCCGCGCCACCGGATTCCGCTTCCCTCTCTAACGCGTCATACGCTCGCATCATCCCGCCAACCGCTGACCTGTAACTCTCTACGTCTCGGCTCTGATACGCCAAACGACAACGGTGAATCTGCCGCCAATACTTCAAACGCGTTTCCTCGCTTACTAGTTCCGCCAAACGATCCAAGCCCCAACGCTGATCCGCTTTCCTCTTCCTCGCCACAACACCTAACGCCAAACTGTTCAACGCCAACACGATCGGGTCACGCTCTTCAAAGGGTTCCTTCAACCCATCAAACTTTGTCCCGCCATGTAAAGCCTCATAAACCTTTCCTCGCTTACTCGTTCTCGCCATAACCAAAAACTCCTCTCTTTTCGCTTACCGCCATACCAACCGTCCGAAACATGGAAGCGTCCGAATGTGTGTCTTTCAGACACACACACATTTCGGACGCGTTCGACTTTTGTTCGTTCATCATTTAGGACAACTTAGGACGCTTTTTCGGACGGTTTAGGACGCTTTTCACTATTTCGGACAGTGCTATTTAGGACGCTAAAACTCATTCGGACGCATTTCGGACGGTAACGCTATCCAAACCCACTCATCACGCATGGCGGTATACCCAGCATCGGCTAACGTATCGCGCAATTCCTTCCACCGCTTTCGCTTATCGGACTCCTCCACATCGCTTCCAAGCCTCGTGTAAACCTCTTGGCGCCATGTATCAACCGTTACGCATCGATGCCTCTCGCCTTGCATAATCCTGTACTCGCCTTGATGCTTAATCACATGGCGTAACGCTTCCCTCGCCATCACCTGATGCTTCCCTCTTCCTAGCTTCTTTCCTCTTCCTGGTGGCGGCTTAAACTCATCCTGATCCGGTAACTCACCCTCGAACGGCACCACCACTAACGTGGCTGACTCATCCTCTTCAAATCCCAAGTTAAGGCTCTTTGCTTCTTGCTCTTCCATGGCTTCATTGGCGGTAATAGCCGTCTGCTTCATCGAGAAATGGATCTCCACACCATCCTTGCCATCCTTTTGCTTAGTAACCTTAAGCGTTCCCGACATGCCGTTGCTGTCCTGTTCCTGATGGCGGGAAATCTCAATCTGCGTATCCACAGCGCCCAGGAAACTGGAATGCCCTCTAAGCCCTAGCGACGCGTCCTTGCCTGAATGGTGGACAACCAAGAGCGCCGCGCCCGTGGCTTCCTGCAAGCGTCCGCAGTTGGAGATAAAGGAGCCCATGTCCTCGGACGCGTTCTCGTTGCCTCCGCCAAAGGCGCGGGCTAGCGTGTCAATAATGATCAATTTCGGACGCTGTATTTCGGACGATTTAATGGCGATGATCAAGTCCTCAAAATCCTGATCCGATGACCTCAAGTTCACCTGCGACCTAATCACGCCAACCGGTATGTCCGTGAGTTCATAAGCATGGCGTAAACCAGCAATCCGCGTTCCGATACCGCCATGCCCTTCGCCCGCGATGTACAGCACCTCCCCCGGCTCATGCACTTCGTGCGCCAGCCACACGGACCCGCTGGCGATCATGGCGGCTAGGTGCAATGCAATGAACGATTTGAATGTGCCTGGTGGTCCGTAGAGCGCCATGAAAGCCTTTTGCGGCACGATCCTATCCACCAACCACTTCACCGGTTCGTCCTTGGCGTCACGCCACATCTCGACCTTGTAGCGCTGCTGCGCTTGCGCCTCAATCACTTCCGGAAACGGTTCGGGTTCCGGCGCAACCGATTCGGGTTCGCTCTCTGCCTCTTCGTTCCCTGTTAGTCGTTGTGGCGGCTCAAGCTCCTCGAAATCCTCAACCACGCTCGCTAGCGCAACCGTGGCTTTGAATTGCTCAAACGTGTGGCCCTCGATGTACTCCACAGCATCATCGCCAATGGCGGACTGATCATCCGCCAGATCCACAACCTTAATGGCTTGCGCAGTGCCTAGAAGCGCCCTTACGACACGTTTGGCGTACTTCCAGCCTGGTATGTCGTTATCGGGTATAACCACCACCAATCGACCATGAAACCATGGCGTGATCGCTGCAGGCCAATCGCTTGAGCCTTGGTGCGATGACACGGCTACAACACCATAAAACCCTGCTAGGAACTCCGCCGCCTTTTCCCCTTCGCAAATGAACACAGGATCGTTTGGCTTGGCGATCATGGCTGGCAAGTTGTACGGGATCGGCGTCCAGTTACGAATCGTCGGCACCCTCTCACCGTTCATGATGTGGTACTGGCGGTAAGTCTTGCCGCCGTCCTCTAACTCGTACCGGACCTTTTGTGCTGTGACTTCGCCAAACTCGTCCACATAATCCCAGGCCGTTACCTCTTTCATGTTTGGCGGCACAATCGGTCGGATACCCGACAACGGATCACGCGCCACCGCTGGCCTGTTCCAGTTCAATCCGCCCGTAGGTAAGTGCTGCTTCATGGCGGCAAACACATCCGACTGATCGCACCCGCCAAAGCACTTAAACAGCCACTTATCGCCGTTTTGCGTGATCGCTAACGAAGGATGCCGATCACCGTTTCCCGACCCATGCCCCGGCACAGGGCAAGACGCCAACCACCCTCTCGCATAACGCTTGGCGTTACCAAGCGATTGCGCCAATTGCTCTGCTGTCACCTCGGCACCGCCGGATTGCCCTGCAACGTGATCCCGACGTGATGCTTCTGGTCAAACGAATGGCGGACCACGGCCCCTGCTGAAACCTTGATACCTCTGGTTAGCACCTTCTTCGGCAGCACATAACTGCCAATGCCTAAGATGCAACCCATCCCGATTTCGCAATCGCCGCACACTTCCGTCTTAGGAAACATGGTTGTCCACGAATCCACAATCGAGTCATGCCCCACCGTCGCGTGCGTATTCATGAAGACCCACTCGCACAAGATGGCGTCAGCCGTGACAATGCACTGCGGACCCAAAACGCAACCCATGCCAATCGTTGCGTATGGCGAGATCGTGCAAGTGGGATGGATATACGTCGCCCATCGCATTTCGTTCTTCCCCACAATGGCACGCTTCACATCGGGATCGGCCACCGCCAATAAGAACTTCGCCCCAGGAAACGCGCCGACGCGGATGTTTTCAACAACGGCGTACTTGCGCCCAAACCTGTTGTCGCCAAAAGGTTCCGATGACACCACGCACACCACCTCGTCCTTGCCTTCGGCTTCGATGTAGCTAATCAACTCCTTGGCGAGCCCACCTGATCCAAAAATGATGTATTTGTTATTCATTTCCCACCCTTTGCTCTGATGGCGGCTTCGATCTCTACACTGCCGCCGTGCATGGCAACTATGTCGATGCACGCTTCACGCTCTTGCTCACGAATCTGCCATTCCACTTCTTTCAAAAGATCTTCAATCGTGTCGCCGTGGCCGGTTGCGTAGCCCCTTGCCATCATCCATGCGGCGACTTTCTCACGCTCTGCTGCTGCTACCAGTGCGGCAAATGGCATGAGCATTTGAACTAGCCGGTCATCGTCTTGATCCTTGTCAGCATCGACCAACACCGAATCGGTGATACCTGTGCAATGTCCCTCAGAATCATGAAAGTGGGCAAGGCCAGCCTCCCGCGCTATCTTGATAATGTCGTCTCGTGTCATTTCAACCTCTCCTTCAGTGCGTCTCTTAGTTCTCGATAAGCATCGTCGTTGCCACGCTGTGCCTCGTACTCCAAAGCATCTAAGGATTGCCTCAGCAGCTCTGTATCCTCGTTATACCTGTCATCAAAAGCCTTCACCGTGTCCCAATCTGGTTTGAAGTCATTCATCCCTGTACTTTTCTCGTAGTCCTCAAAGCACTCTGCGGAGTGAAGGTTTGGGTTGGTGCTTCCGCAGTTTCGCCCAGCGCAGGGCTGCATGACTGTCTGAGAAAGGCCAGTCATTGCGCTTTCAATCGGGCCAACAGTTTTCTTATGCCGCAGCGATGAAATCGTATTAAAAACCATGTCTTTTTGATTCATGTTGTGGTCGCCGCTCATGTGTCACTCGCCACTTCTGCTTGAATCAGGTTTGCCGCAGCAAGCCAATAGTTGTGTTTGTCTTTGGCAGCTTCGTGCTGAATCATCAACATGTTTACGATGCGCTTGCGCTCTGCAATCACTCCATCTGTGTAAGTTCCGTAGTTTGTCGGTGGGTTTGCATTACCCCAGGCTTCTCGTGCTTTTTGAAAGTTGAAGTCGCTAGTCATTTCACATTCCTCCGACTCTATAACCGGCCAAAAAGCACATTAGCCCAATCAGAGTTATCGTTGCCCAATGTAATTCAATCATTTCTTCAACTCCCGAATTGAATCGGCAAGCAAATCATTGCCCTCACCTGCGGCGTACCGAGCGGCCTCCTCCAACGCAGCATTCCAGACACTAATAGCCAATGCTGTGTAAGCGTTGTGTGGGCCTTTAGCGCATAGCTCCATGTCAAGGTGTGTGACGTTGCCGTCTTTGTCTACTCGCGCCCAGATTTCTGAGGTGTTGGATTGTGGTGCGGTGTACAGGGGTGACCGACCTTCGCCAGCAGATTTGTAAATGGTTCCACACCCTACTGCATCGAAATGCTCACGCATCTCGTCGATCTTTACCCAGCCCTCTACTGCGTTCCAGTATTCAAACGGCTCTGTCTCCAGTGCTTGGCGTAGAGCTTTGACGGCTTCGTCAAACATTTGAACGCTCATCCTGCTTTGATATAACTCCAGCGCCCCAAGCGCCAACTGCATAGCTTCTCTGCTCATGATAAGAACTCCTTGATGGCCTCGTACACATCCGTGCGCCCGTGCTGGTCGTTTAAGCGTATGTCCCAACCGGCGTAGCGCATCTCTTTCTCAACCCAGCGCAGAAGCGCATGGGCTTTATCTGCATCCTTTACGATTGCATCTCGCTCATCGCATACGGCTTCATAAGTCTTTTCCCATACATGCAATCGGCGCAGTTCGTCGGCGGCTTCTCCGCATAGACCCGTGTGGCTGAATTGCACGTCAAGTTCTTCTAGCGCATCAGCCAGCACTAAGGCTTTGGGTTGTGGGTTCACGTGTTCTTCTCCTTAATCCTTTGCGGGTTGGCGTACATCTTGAAACCTTGCCGCGCTGGTTCTGGTCCTTTGATGCCTGCTTCGTTCGCCATGCGGATAATCTCGTCTCGTGTCATTGCTCACCCCCAAACGCATAAACAGGAAACTTAGACAGGTCCGGGTAACTCATCTCGATGTCCTCCATAACCTTTGGCGTGCCATCACGCTCGTAAAACTGCTGCATCAGCAACACGCCACGCGCTGCAA